AGTGTTGAGTTGCGTAAAAAGTTTAATGTGTTTGAAATACAGGAGAAAGCAGCATGAGTAAAGAAGCCAAGATCACCGCCCTTCTTGAGAAGGGTTTGAGTGTTAACGATATAACCAAGCGGCTTAAGGTTCCCGCAGGGTACGTCTACACCGCACGTTGGAAAGCCAAGAAGAAAGCGAAGCACAAGAGTGCACATTCAAGGATCGTGCAAGATGTTTATCAGATGAAGAAAGCATTGAACGTGATTGAGGAAAAGAAAACCGATCCTGTCAACCATCCCCCGCACTACCAAGCAGGTGGCATTGAGACTATTGACTTCATCGAAGCCAAGGATCTGAACTACCGCCTTGGCAACGTGGTGAAGTACGTGTCTCGTGCGGGTAAGAAGAACTCCGATCCTATTGAGGACTTGGAGAAAGCCCTGTGGTACTTGCAGCGTGAAATTGACGCGAGAAAGAACGCATGATCGACTGGTTTAAAAAGATGTTACGGGACTGGCGATGGCGCAGACTGAACGAATCGGCGCATGTACCACCGCCAGAGTGGGCAGCAAAGCGTGGATGGAGGGACTACTGGTGAAGATAGATACTGAATCTCCCGCTGGCGCATGGCGCAAAGAGTGGGACTCAAGGTCACATACACCACAAGAGTACATTGAAAAGATAAGGGAACTTCGCCAACGCAATAAAGAATACTTGCGTGAGATCGAAGACTTAAAGCGTGTCATTGAGAATCTCAAGGAAGAACTTGTTGTGCTTGACCGATTAATCTATAGGAGCAATCGATATGAGACAGACTGAATACAAGTATGACCGTATGCAAGACGAGATCAACTCGCTGCAAAGACAAATCTTGAACATGGAAATTGCTGAAGAAAAAAGAAGGTCTGAAGACTTGATGTTTTTACTTATGGCATTCCTTGTCGGAATGTGTATTGGCATAGCCCTTACGATGGCGCTTAACAATGCTTAACCACGACGATACTGTGATGGCCGCACACTTGGTACGTGAACTGCGTGGGTGGGCAAAGAACGAAGTCAAGGCTGGCATGGCCGAGTGTATGCTCGAAAGCGCAGCCATTCTTGAGAAGTTTATGGACGAGCGCAGACAGATGGAGCAGCTCATTTCAGAACGCGAGTGGCTGCACCGTGAGGGGTAAGTTGTGACGTTCTATTCTGGCAAAAACGTAAACCCAGTAATGACACTTAGTAGTAGTGGCAACCTTGGCATTGGAACGACTGTTACACAAGGAACTTTTACTTTGCATAAGGAAGATACACAAGAGTCTCTTACAGTAGATGATTTGCGTTTGTTCAAAGACATGTGTGGGCTTCTTGAGTACATATCCAAGGTTGACCCCAAGTTTGCAGAGTATGCAACTGCATACGCAACGTTGAAAAAGGTAACGAAGTGATGGATGTAATTACGATTGACTTCGAAACTTATTACGACAAGGAGTACAGCCTCAAGAAGATGACGACAGAGGCGTACATCAGGAACCCGCTATTCCAGATCATAGGCGTGGGCGTAAAGATCAACGACGGGCCGACTGACTGGTATAGCGGGAACAACCCCGAAAAGTTTTTGTCATCGATCGATTACAGCAAGTGTGCAGTACTCTGTCATAACACAGCGTTTGACGGAGCCATACTCTCATGGCGTTGCGGAATCAAGCCGAAGTTTTGGCTTGACACTTTAAGCATGGCGCGTCCCCTGCATAACGTAACAGTTGGCGGTAGCCTTGCTGCCCTTGCTACCTATTATGAACTTGGCAAGAAGGGCGATGAAGTTGTCCATGCCGAAGGCAAGCGGCGCGAGGACTTTACCGACGACGAAATGGAACGCTATGCGAGATATTGCATAAACGACGTAGACCTGACCTACGCTTTGTTCCAGAAACTCAAGCGGCAAATACCGCTGTCCGAACTAATGGTCATTGATCAGACCATCCGTATGTACACGGAACCATGTATCCAACTGGATACAGTTATACTTAAAGACCACTTGCTTGACATTCGCAGAAAGAAGCAGGACTTGTTGCTGTCGATAAGCAGCAACCTTGACGACGCATTGTCCACGCTGATGAGCAACGACAAGTTCGCGGAGATCCTTCAGCAGCATGGTGTTGAGCCGCCCAAAAAGATCAGCGCAAGGACAGGTAAAGAAACTTGGGCGTTTGCCAAGACAGACAAGGGCATGACCGACTTGCTTGATCATCCAGACGAATATGTACAGGCGCTTGTCGGTGCTAGGCTCGGAGTGAAGTCGACAATCGAAGAGACCCGAACGCAAGCATTCATTGACATATCAGAGCGTGGTGCGCTGCCCATCATGCTTAACTACTATGGCGCACACACAGGCCGGTTCAGCGGGGGCGATAAGATCAACCTTCAGAACTTGCCGTCCCGTGGTAACAACAAGATTAGGCAGGCACTAAAGGCTCCACAATACAGCAAGATAATTGCCTGTGATTCCAGTCAGATTGAAGCACGACTGGTCGCATGGCTTGCAGGGCAAGAGGATTTAGTCCAAGCCTTCCGCGAGAAGCGGGATGGGTACTCCGAATTTGCTTCAGAGGTTTACGGCAGGACGATAACCAAAGCGGATAAGATTGAACGGTTCGTGGGTAAGACCTGCGTGCTTGGCCTTGGCTATGGCATGGGTGCTGAGAAGTTCAGACGCACTCTTGAGATTGGTCAAGCAGGTGTCAGCGTCAAGATCGACATTAACGAAGCCGAGCGCATCGTCAGGCTATACCGCCAGAAGAACTGGAAGATCGTAGAGTTATGGCAACGATGTGGCTACGCACTGCAAGGCATGGTCAGCGGCGGTAATGGATGCATCAATAAGAATATTAATTACGATGCGAGCGGCATCATTCTCCCAAACAAATTAAAGATTGTTTACCCTGCATTGCGCGCGAAGTCCAACGGTTTTGAGTACGTCGCTGACGCTCGTGCCTACCGCAAGTACTTAACTAATAAACTTCAAGGTGGCCTAGTTCAGCAGGTCGAGTGGACGAAGATCTACGGTGGCAAGGTGGTCGAGAACATCGTCCAAGCCCTTGCAGCATTGGTTATCCGCGAGCAGATGGCTATGGTTGGACAGAAGTACAAGGTTGCTTTCCAAGTCCACGACGAAATCATTATCGTTGTCGGCAATGCCGATGCAGACCATGCACAAAAATACTTGGAGGAAGTTATGTCTACTCCTCCCAAGTGGGCATCTGACCTACCCGTGGCTTGTGAATCAGGGCAAGCCGCCAACTACGGAGACACTTGACACCATGACTCAAGTGTGTACACTCAAGTTTCCAATGACTTCAACCGCAGGGCAACACCTTGCGGCCATAACCTATGCGTTTGTCGCACTCTTACTCATCGATAAAACTGTATGAGAATTGCCCGTTACGATACTACCGTCAACGTGTCCTCAAGGATGTTGTGGATGATGGTGGTGAAGCAAGTAAGTATGGGGAGCGAGTACACGAGTTTCTTGAGTACCGACTTAAGGAGAACGTCGAGTTACCGCAAGACCTTGCACATTACGAAATCCTTTGCACCACTGTCGAGAAGATCGCCAACGGAGGGGAGTTATCTATCGAAAAAGAGTTGGTACTTACGGAGGAGTTAAAGCCTACTGGATGGTGGGAACCTGATGCTTGGTTGCGTAGCAAGTTGGATATTCTCGTATTGCGTGGTGACACTGCCTACGTCATGGATTGGAAAACAGGCAAGCGCAACCCAGACTTTTTCCAAATGCAAATGTTTGCATGTCAGGTATTCAAACACTTTCCGCAAGTACAGAAGTGCAAGACCAGTCTTGTATGGCTCAAGCACTTGCAGATGGACACTGAGGAATACACGAGAGATCAGTCCAATATGATGTGGGCTGAGATTATGAAGAAGATCAGAAGGATATACGACTCAGCAGATCACGGTGTGTGGCCCGCTAAACCAAGTGGCCTATGCCGTTTTTGTCCCGCACGACATAACTGTGAGTACGCTGCACTATGACACCACACAAATACAAAGTTTTGGAAATGGCAGTACAGGATGGCGTAGCCATTGGATATCGCAGAGCATTTAAGTACAACGATAATCCTGATGAAGATGCCATCATTGACAGGATTCAACAGGAAGTTATGAATCAGATCTGTGAATGGTTCAAGTTCGAGGACATCCCCGAGTGACACCGGAGGGGAAGATTAAACGTAAAGTTGTCGAGGTGTTGAAAGCACACGACATATGGTATTTCTTTCCCGGTAACAACGGCTTTGGTAAGTCAGGGATTCCCGACATCATTGCTATTGTTGGTGGTAGGTTTGTAGGAATTGAATGCAAGGCTGACCCGAAGAAGCAACCTACAGAGTTGCAGCGGCGATGCGGCGAAGACATACAGAGAGCAGGTGGCATCTGGCTTTTAGTCAGATGCATTGAAGATATAAATGAGGTAGAGCAATGCTTGTTGTCGAGAATGCTAGAGCACTAGCACTCAAGTTAAATAATCCTGAGCGTGTGCTGTCATGCATACCAACGGCAAAGCCATTGGTCAAAAATGGTACAACCTTGGTTGTTGCACCTCATCGTCTTGATGAGGTGAAGATACTGCGTAACCTTGGCATCAAGGCTCCATCCCCAATCCTGCATTACTACGACTGGCCAGGCCCACACACTCCGTATAACCACCAAAAAGAAACTGCTGCGTTCTTGACGTTGAATACTCGAGCGTTAGTACTCAACGAGATCGGCACTGGTAAAACACAGTCGGCTCTGTGGGCGGCTGACTATTTGATGAGAACCAAGCAAATCAAGAAAGTCTTGATTCTTTCTCCGCTATCCACGCTCGACCGAGTGTGGGGCGATGGCATCTTTACTGGACTTGTTAATCGCAAGTTTGTGACCTTGCATGGTAGCGCCGAGCGTAGACTTAAACTACTGAAAACAAACAATGATTTTTACATCATTAACCACGATGGGTTCCAGATCATTGCCCCGCACTGCGTAGGTATGTTCGATCTGATCATCGTGGATGAAGCAGCAGTGCTGCGTAACGCATCGACCACGCGGTTCAAGGTCTTCCGTAAATTTATGGAGCAGAATCCGACGACACGCTTGTGGCTGATGACTGGCACACCAACTCCGAATGCCCCGACCGACGCATGGTCTTTAGCCAAGTTGGTCAACAGCCCACACTGCACCAAGACTTTCACTGCCTTCAGAGATCAGGTGATGATGAAGGTCAGCCAGTGGAAATATGTTCCACGACCTGATGCCATTGAGACTGTCCAGCATATCTTGCAACCTGCGGTGAGATACACCCGTGAGGAATGCTTTGACTTACCTGAGACTATTGTGCAGACACGCAGCGTAGAACTTACGCCTACACAAAAGAAACACTATCAGCACATGCTCAAACATTTTGTAACGGAACTGGCTGAAGAACGTAAGCATGGGACAATCACTGCGGTCAATGAAGCAGTCAAGATACAGAAACTTGTGCAGATAGCATGTGGTGTAGCCTATGACGACAACGGACAAAATCTTGAAATCGATGCTAGCCCTCGTGTAAACTTAGTCAAAGAGTTGATTGAGGAAGCAGGAGAGAAAGTTATTCTCTTTGTTCCACTCACTGGCACGCTGCACATGTTGAACCGCGAACTTGAGAAGCACTGGCCCGTTGCTGTAGTGAATGGCGAAGTATCAGCGTCCAGACGAAATCAGATTTTTAAAAACTTTCAGACTTTAAAAGAACCCCATGTTTTGATTGCACATCCCGGTACCATGGCGCACGGTCTTACTCTGACTAGCGCATCGACAATTATTTGGTACGGGCCGATCAATCAGAACGAACAGTACGTTCAGGCTAACGGTCGCATTGAACGTATTGGTAAGCGTCACGTATCAAACGTGATACACATTGAGGCGACCGAGTTGGAACATAAAATGTATGAAAGGCTACGCAACAAACAGAAGTTGCAAGGCTTGTTGTTAGACATGATCAAAGAACAAACAGAGAGGTAACAGTGAGTATAAAAGTAGACGATGTGATTGCTACGTATATGAAACTGCGTAGCCAAAAAGATTCTATCGAAGCCGAGACTAAAGAAAAGGTTGCTGCGGTCAAGGCAAAGATGGAGAAGTTGGAAGCATGGATCAAGGAACAGGCAGACCTTCAAGGCGTCACCAGTTTCAAGACCAAGTTTGGTACAGCATTCTTAACCACTACGGATTATGCAACCGTTGCTGACTGGGATGCCATGCTGACATTCGTTCGTGAGAACGATGCTTACGACATGCTTGAGAAGCGCGTCAGCAAGACTGCCGTGCGTGGATATATTGAACAGACAAAGACCGTTCCTCCCGGCGTGAACTACGGCACACGCTTGGATGTGAACATTCGCAAACCAGCCGCAAACGTGGAGTAATAAGATGACGAGTATCATTCCTGCAAATATCAAAGTTCCTGCACACTTGGCTGCGCGGGTAGGTGTCCAATCAGCATTGGCTCAATCGCTGACGGGCGGACTGTCCAGTGGAGGCGAGGCATTCCCTCGCATCAGCATTAAGGGTTCAAGGTTCCGTATCGTCGATGGCGACACCGAGACCGTGCTTGACTTGACTTCTCTTGACGTTGTTATCGTTGGTGCTAACCCGCGACTATCCAAGACTTGGTACGCCAAGCAGTGGACTCCTGATGCTGCACCTAGCGCACCGGATTGTTTTTCGCTTGACGGTATTGGCCCTGACCCGCAGTCAACCAAACCACAGAACGATCTCTGTGCGTCTTGCCCGCAAAACGCTTGGGGTTCCAAGGTGACTCCGCAGGGTCAGCAGATCAAGGCATGTGCCGACCAGAAGCGCCTTGCCGTGGTTGCTGCCGACGACGCAGATGGCCCGATCTATCTGTTGCAAGTCACTCCTGCAGCTCTGAAGGGATTGAATCAGTACCAGAAAGAACTTTCTGTACGTGGTATCCCGCCCGAGATTGTCAAAACGAAAGTGTCTTTTGATACCGACGCCTCGTATCCGAAACTGAAGTTTACTTTCGGCGGGTTCTTGGACGAGCAAGTGCAGGGTATTGTTGATGAGTTGTTTGGTTCATCACGGGTTAAAGACATTACCGGAGAAGTTCCCCGTGCTGCAGCAGTACCGCAGATTGCCGCTCCTGCCCCTACACAGACTGCGCCGAAAGTCAAGGCTGTAGAAGTTGAGGAAGAACCGGCTCCCGCCCCCGCACCTGTTGCCAAGCGTGGATTCGGTGCAGCCAAGAGCGAACCCAAGGCTAAACCTGCTGCCCCTAAAGCGGCTCCCGCCCCCGCTGCTACCCCTGCCGCTGCTAGTTCCCTAGCCGACGAGATCGCTGCGCTTGTGGGCGAGGTTGCTGATGACTGAGTTCAATTTCAAAGCAGTGGAGAACTTACGCAGACATATGTTATTGACCGTGGGTAACATGTCCGAGTTGTTCGGTGTTTCCCGCATGACGTACTATGGATGGCTGAAGGGTAAGCCCCTTCGTAAATCCAACGAAGAGCGAGTACGACGGGTACTCAAACAACTTCTGTCAGTAATGACGCAACACAGTTGGCCAATGCCAGAGGTAATAGCGTCCGGTCAGAAAGAACGTATGCAGCGTTTAGTTAGTTTGTTGAACAGTTGAAATGGTAGCGGGGGGAGAAATCCCCCCGCTATAGCGGGGCGCTATGGACACGTTGAATTTTCTTCAGCGGGTTCTACCATCGGAAGGCTTCTTTGTTACGACTGTCATTAACCCTGACGTTAACAAGCAGGGATTCTTTTCGACTGTAGAAGAA